GGAAAATCCATTGGTGGACTAGTAGAAACGGCAAAGTATCTGGTCAAGAAAAAAATGGTATCCACTACTCCAAATGGGTAATGACGCTATAAATAAAGGCACAGAGCTTATGCTTAGAAGGAGGCAAGCGATAGAGCCACCGTCCCCTGTTATAAAACAGTTAGGGACAGACGTATCATTCTCTCTTCTCAGGCGAAAGTTTAGAATTAAACTGAATCTTAGTTGGGAGAAAATAACAGACAACTAAGGAGTGGAAACATGGAAGCGACGACATATGTCCTATTTTTCTCAGCAACATCATCATTTTTATTTTTATGTGTTGGGATTGTAGCAGGGTGGACTGCAAAGGACTTCATGCATGACTACTTCTACACTGAAGAAGAATCAGTCTCTAATATGCATCCAGAAATGTATGACCAAGCAGGTCAATATATACATGAAGAATTATACTCAGTTAAATTTGTCGATGAGGACGACCTAAATGAAACTATTGATTAATGAGGTACTTCAAAAAGTATCAAATGCGAAAACAAAAAAGGAGAAGATTAAACTTCTACAACAGTTCAACACACAGGCACTTAGATCTGTTTTGATTGTTAACTTTGATGAGTCTATTATATCTCTCTTACCAGAGGGTGCTGTTCCATATCAACCGAACGAAGCACCAGAGGGGACAGAACATACTGTCTTGGAAAAAGAATGTAGAATCTTGTATCACTTTTTTAAAGGTGGATCAAGTATCAATCAAACCAAACGTGAGTCTATGTTTATAAGACTTCTAGAAGGTCTCACAGCAGGCGAAGCAGAAGTTCTATGTCTCGCTAAGGATAAGAAAATTGGTAAGCGTTGGAAGGTTACTAGAGCGTGTGTGGAGGAAGCGTTCCCCCAGATACAGTGGGGCAATAGATCTTGAGCGATAAGATTACTATTCTAAAAGAGAACTGTGATCCAAAAGAAGCACAGGATAAATCTCTTCCATACACTGCATATCTTGTCGAGTATAAACTAGACACGAAGACTAGATACGATTTAGTTATGGCTAGTAAAGCGGTTGATATGTTCGACCACTACTACGACAACTATCGTAAAGATTTTGTTGGGTGGAAACAAAGTGAGGGTAGAATCAATCCTAACTTATGGAATGCTCAGAAAGATAAAGACCCTAAAAATAAAAAGAAAAAGAAATGAAACTAACTCAAGAACTAATTGACCAGATACAAAAAGCAATGCTACACACTAAGAAAGATGGTAGCATCAACTGGAAGGATGGGGATGAGGTTGTAGTTCAGTTAGCAGGAACATTTGCTGCTGATAGATTCATTGTTATTAAAAATAAAACAAAAGATCCAGTGGTCTCTGCTGAACCTCATCCTTACTTTGATTATGAGAAGAAAGTCTTTACTAAAGATGGTAGAGAAGAATACATGGAGCAGTTGAAAGCATTAGATGAACAGCACATGAAAGATTATGCAGAGTGCGTTGATCACCTAGTAGAATCCATGGACGAACCAAAGAAATGAAATTACTTTCATTTGAAAAACAATTTGGAAAAGGAGTAGATCCTTGGTATAAAAAGTTAGGGAGATGGGTCAAGAAGAAATTCAAGAATCCATATCTTCGACATCTTGCACTAGGTTTCATCGAATGGTTGAAACAAAAATGGATTAGTGTTAAGATAGAAAACACAATGCAAAATGTTGACGCTCAAATCAAAGAAATTAAGGAGGAATGGGATGAAGAAGAACGAAGACAGTTCGCACCAGAGTTCACTATCGTGGAGGAAGGAGTATTTGGAGATGAAGGCTGGTCTATCGAAATTTCAAATCCAATTGTTGAAAGAGGGACCTCATCAACTAGCACAGGCATGGTTACTCCAAGCGATGCACAACGACTACAAGAAGATGAAGGGGATCAAGGAACCACCTAGTCGAGAGTCAGGTTATCAAACTACACTAAAGGAATTTTTCAAAACATATGAGTGATTTTCTTAGAAGACACATAGGTCCTTCCAAGGATCAACAGACTCAAATGCTACAGGATTTGGGTCTTTCTAATTTAGATGAACTCGTAAGACAAGTAGTGCCAGATAGCATACTACTTCGAGGTGAGAATAACTTACCGAAAGGATGTCATGAGCATCAAGCACTAGCAGAATTAAAAAATATAGCAAAAGCAAACAAAGTAAAACCTAGTCTTATAGGTCAAGGATACTATGGAACCATCACACCCCCAGTCATACAGCGAAACGTTCTTGAAAATCCTGCTTGGTACACATCTTACACTCCCTATCAAGCTGAGATATCTCAGGGAAGATTGGAAGCTTTATTCAATTACCAAACGCTCATCACAGAACTCACAGGATTACCAATAGCAAACGCATCTCTATTAGATGAAGCAACTGCAGCAGCAGAGGCAATGCTGTTAGCATATAATTCTACAAGAGATAAAAAGACTGTTATAGTTGATCAAAATATATTCCCACAGACTCTAGCAGTTCTAGAAACCAGAGCAAAACCATTAGACATTGAGATTAAGATGCTTGATGTTTTTGATGCTGTTCCTCTGATAGAATTTGATGATGCATTTGCAATGATAGTTCAACTTCCAAATAAGAATGGACAACTAAAATATTGTGATGCATTACTTAGAGTTGCAGAAGTATATAAGTGTGTCAAGATAGCAATCGTAGATCCTATGTGTCAGGTATTGATGCAACCTGTAGGTGAGTGGGGATTTGACATTGCTGTAGGTAGTATGCAAAGGTTTGGTATTCCTATGGGATACGGAGGTCCTCATGCTGCATTCTTTGCAACAACAGACAAGTATAAAAGAAAGATACCTGGCAGAATTGTAGGTCAGTCAGTAGATAGCGAAGGTAATAAAGCATATAGATTAGCACTACAGACTAGAGAGCAGCATATCAGGAGAGACAAAGCAACCAGTAACATCTGCACAGCACAAGCACTGCTCGCAAATATGTCTGGATTCTATGCAGCATATCATGGTGCAGAAGGACTACATGCTATAGCAAGAAGGATTAGATTACTACGACAGACTCTGCTGTCTGTTCTAAAGTGGAATGGTTTTGAGGTAGATGACACTGAAGGATTTGATACTGTCAGATGGAAGTCTGATGCACCAGTAGAAGGATACAATGTCAAGTATGAAGGTGGTTACATCACACTATCTCTTGATGAACTATCAGACTTTGATACTGTATTCAATATTGTAAATACACAGAAAGATTATACACAACATAAAGATACTATCTACCAAGCATGGGATTATATTGTAGGATACAAATGGTATAGCATACCAGAGAGAACTAAACCATGGTTGACTCAGGAAGTATTCAATAAGTATCACAGTGAAACTGAAATGATGAGATATATTTTTGAATTATCATCAAAAGATTTCTCATTAGTAACTGGTATGATGCCACTAGGTAGTTGTACTATGAAACTAAATGCAGCATCAGAACTGATGCCTGTGTCATGGGAAGAGTTTGCTAATGTGCATCCACATACACCTATGATACAGACCATGGGTTATCAAAAAATTATAGATGATCTACAGAAATGGTTATGTGATATCACAGGGTTTGATTCTATATCATTACAACCTAACGCAGGATCACAGGGTGAGTATGCAGGACTGTTAGCAATCCAAGCATACCATCAAGGATCAGGAGATGATAAAAGAAATGTATGTCTGATACCAGAGTCAGCACATGGAACTAATCCTGCTAGTGCAGTCATGGCAGGGATGAAAGTTGTGGGTGTTAAGTGTGATGATGATGGCAACATAGACATCAAAGATCTAGAGAAGAAAGCAATCATGAATACATTTGAACTGTCATGTATTATGATTACATACCCATCTACTCATGGTGTATTTGAAACAAACATTAGACAGATATGTAAGATCGTTCATGACAATGGTGGTCAGGTATATCTTGATGGTGCAAATCTAAATGCACAGGTATGTGTTGCTAAACCATGTGATTATGGTGCAGATGTATGTCATCTTAATTTACATAAAACATTTTGCATACCACATGGAGGTGGTGGGCCTGGAGTAGGGCCAATTGGTGTTGCAAAACATCTAACACCTTTTGTTACTCATAGAGTATCATCAGCAGAATATGGTAGTGCAAGTATACTACCTATCAGTTGGATGTATATTCGTATGATGGGTGCTGATGGATTACAAAAAGCAACAGAAGTATCTTTGTTAACTGCTAATTGGTTGGCACATAAAATAGATCCATACTTTAAAGTATTGTATAAAGGTAATAATGGTAGGATTGCACATGAATGTATATTTGATTGTAGAACATTACCCGTCACTGCAGAGGATGTTGCAAAAAGATTGATGGATTATGGATTCCATGCACCTACGTTGTCATGGCCTGTATTAAACACTATGATGGTTGAACCAACTGAAAGTGAATCATTAGATGAACTTAAAAGATTTGTAGATGCAATGGAGATGATAAGTAGAGAAATATTCACTAATAAAGATATACTAAAGAATGCACCACATACTGCAAAGGTTGTATGTTCTTCAGAATGGGTGTATAATTATACAAGAGAACAAGCAGCATATCCTGTAAATCAAACTAATAAGTTCTGGCCTGCAGTGTCAAGAATTGATAATGTTTATGGTGATCGTAATCTTGTTTGCTCTTGTGCAAATTATTTTGATGAAGAAGTTTGATGTTCATGTTATTGATGATGCTTTAGACAAAGACTCTAATGTCGCTGTCTGCAGAAGTGTTATAGAATATGAGGGTAAATGGGCTCCTCCCATAGATGATCTTGATATCTATTGGTTTGATATGGATCAAGATCATCCATGTAAAAAGGAATGTATGAGATTGCTAGAAATAGGTGGCAAGTATATTGATATATCCTCTGCCATTGGATATGAAACATGGATTCGTATTAACACTCGCCCTGCAGGATGGCATTGTGATCAAGATGATAGACTAAATCTAACTGAAAATAAAACTGCATATCCTCTCTGTTCTATGGTATACTACCCTTATGTTGACGAAGATTTAAAAGGTGGTAAATTGGAGTTTGAAGATGGTAGAAAATTTACACCCAAAACAAATAGATTGATTGTTTTTGGGCCTGGAATAAGACATAATGTAGAGGAGAATTATGTTGGTGATAGAATATCACTTGCACTGAATCCATGGCCTAGACCGATATGTCAAGAACTTTGTTTTCAACCAAAGTATAAC